GTATTATGGCAAGACTTAACTCTATAGAAAATAAAATCGAGAAATATAGAGTTAAAACTCCTGAGGAAAAACTTGAGTTGAGAAGTTATGATTCTTATCCATTTAACCAAAAGCTTTCGCAATTTTTTGATGAGAAAGAAGAGGAGATGGAAAAAACAGGTAAAAGGGATTATGTGTTGACTCCTGAAGACGTAACTGATATAAACGCTTCAGAAATAAAGGATACTTTCCAACCAAAACCAGATAACGTAAAAGATTTCGGTTACTAAGAGAAATACAAAAAATGAAGGGGATTAGGAAACTAATCCCTTTTTTATTTGACAGAGAGCCTATGTTCAATTATATTTTACATACATTAACTAACAATTTAAAACAGAGTAATCATGAATGCATTAGACGCCGTATTGGCACAGTACGAAAAAAACAAACAATCATCGGGCGGGGCCCAATCGAAAATGTCTCAGGAAGAAAGAATGAAGAAGTACTTCGCACTTATTCTAGAAGATAAAGAAAGCTCAGGTCAGAGAAGAATTAGAATTCTCCCTACACCTGATGGATCATCACCATTCAAAGAGGCTTGGTATCACGAAATCCAAGTTGGTGGAAAATGGCAAAAGTTCTACGATCCAGGAAAAAATGACAACGAACGTTCACCATTGAACGAGGTTTATGAAGAATTGATTTCAACAGGGAAAGAGTCAGATAAAGAACTGGCAAAACAATATAAATCACGTAAGTTCTATATTGTTAAAGTAATTGATCGTGATAAAGAAGATGAAGGACCAAAGTTCTGGCGTTTCAAACACAACTATAAAAATGAGGGTATCTTGGATAAAATCATCCCAATTTGGAGAAATAAAGGTGATATCACTGATTCTGAAAAAGGTCGTGACTTAATCATTGAACTTACAAAATCCAAAACTCCAAAAGGTAAAGAATATACAACAGTTTCAACTATCATGTATGATGATCCAAGTCCTGTTCACGCAGACAAAGACGTTATGAAACAATGGGTTTCAGACGAACTTACATGGCATGATGTTTATTCTAAAAAACCAGTAGAATATTTGGAGGCAATCGCAAGAGGAGAAGTTCCACGTTGGGATTCAGAAAAAGGTGGATATGTTTACGGTAACGACGAAGAAGCGACTACCTCAATGGGTGGTGGAAAGTCTTCAAGTTTTGTTGACCCACAAGCAGATTCTGACGTTGATGGTGACTTACCATTCTAATAATTTCACACGATGTTCCCGACAACTAAGTCGGGAACATCTTTTAATAACAGAAAATGGCAATTAAGAAAAACGATTTCGGGAATTTAAAAAAGAAGTATTCGACTTCTGCAAAATACAAACCACAAAGATTTTTGGACTTAGGTTCAGATTTTTTGGATGCAGTTGGACTCCCTGGTCCTGCAATTGGGCATATTAATATGTTCTTGGGTCATAGTGATACAGGTAAAACCACAGCAGCAATCAAAGCTGCGGTTGATGCACAGAAAAAGGAAATATTACCTGTATTCATCATCACCGAACAAAAGTGGAGTTTTGACCACGTAAAGTTAATGGGATTCCAATGCGAAGAAGTTGTAGATCAAGAAACAGGAGAATTAGATTGGGACGGATTTTTCTTATTTAACAATAACTTTAGTTATATCGAACAAATCACAGATTATATTAATGATCTTTTGGATGCTCAAGAAAAAGGGGAATTGAACTACAGCTTGTGTTTTATATGGGACTCAGTTGGTTCTGTTCCATGTAAGATGACTTACGAAGGTAAAGGTGGTAAACAACACAACGCATCTGTATTATCAGACAAAATTGGTATGGGTATCAATCAGAGAATTTCTGGATCAAGAAAGGCAGATACCGAATATGAAAATACCTTGATTATTATTAACCAACCTTGGGTCGAACTTCCTGATAACCCTTTCGGACAACCAAAGATTAAGGCAAAAGGTGGGGAGTCTGTTTGGTTAAACTCATCACTCGTATTTTTATTTGGTAATCAAAAAGGTGCAGGTACAACTAAGATCACTGCAACAAAAGATAAAAGAACAGTCAAATTTGCAGTAAGAAGTAAGGTTTCTGTAATGAAAAACCATATTAATGGACTTGGGTATGATGATGGTAGAATAATTGTAACCCCTCATGGATTCTTGGCAGGTAAAGATACTACAGAGGAAAAGTCTTCCATCGAAGCTTACAAAAAAGAATATGCTGATTACTGGAAAGAAATCATCGGAGCAGATGGTGACTTTGATTTGAAAGAAGAAAAAGAAGATTGATTCACCCTTTAAATAAATTATGTGACTAAGACATTGTTGGTAGATGGGGACAACCTATTCAAAATTGGATTTCATGGGGTTAAAGAACTCTTTTACGACGGTAATCACATTGGGGGAGTATATCATTTCATTAATACATTAAGACGATTCTTGGAGGACCAGGACTACGATAAAGTCGTTGTCTTTTGGGATGGTGATTCTAATTCTTCACACAGAAAAAGTCTATACCCACAATATAAGGCAAATCGTAGACTCAATATGAATGAGTATAAATACGAATCTTACCTCCAACAGAAAGTTAGAGTCAAACAATACTTGGAGGAGGTATTTGTACGTCAAGTTGAAATGATTAACAACGAGGCGGATGATTTGATTTCCTTTTACTGTAAAGTTGCCGAAGACGAAATAATTACGATTTTCTCGGCCGACAAAGACCTTACACAACTTATTTCAAAAAACGTCTCTATTTTTTCTCCTGTTCATAAAAAGACATATAAGTTCGGTGATAAAATAAAACTCAAAGACATAGAAGTTCCTCACCAAAATATTTTAGCCTGTAAAGTTTTTATGGGTGATAAGTCAGACAACATAGATGGGATTGAATCTTTAGGTGAAAAAACTTTCGTGAAACTTTTTCCAGTTGTGCTTGAAAAATCCTGCACAATCGAAGAATTATTAGATTATGCACAAAAAATCCCGCAAGAAAAACCTATAAAAGTTTTATCAAATATTTTGACAGGCAAGTCAAAAAATGGTATACTTGGAGAACAATACTACCAAATAAACCAAACAATCGTGGACTTAAGTAATCCACTTATCACGGAAGACGGAAAAGAATTAGTTCAATCAATCTACCGTGAAAATTTAGATCCAACAGACAGAGGATACAAAAATTTAATGAAATACATGATGGAAGACGGACTATTCAAGTATCTCCCAAAAAACGACGAAGCTTGGGTTAATTTCCTTAAACCATTCATGAAACTTACAAGAAAAGAAAAACGCAAAAACAAAAACTAAACAAAATGAAAGAGCAAGATCAAGTAAAGATGGAATTCCTTTTGACTCTCAATGACAACATTGTAGTTCAAAGATTTTTCAACGTGAGAGGGTATAATCCAAAAGCCCGACTTTCAACAGACCTTTATGAGTACATGTTGGAAGTACGAGATATTCTACACAACTATCTCAAAATGAAAACTGTTGTTTATATGTTAGACAACAAAGATGCAATCATTCATGATCCAAAAATTATGGACACATCATTCACCGAGGGTCCCGAACATTTTAACCTCTATGTTAAAATTAATGATGAGACAATTTGTCATAGAATTTTTGACGGAAAATTATATCCACCAAAAGTTCGTTATACAGTAGACGTAAGACCATATTTGAAAGATATACTTTCAAATCTTACTGACATTTTTTCAAAAAGAGATCTAAATCACGAATACTGCGGAATTGAGTTGGTGTAACGAGTATTTATAAATCTAAGGGGTGGGAACAATTTTATGCAGAAAAATTTTGATTATCTAGGTAATACATTTCAGGTTCAGTTATTAAATCAAATTATAGTAGATAAAGACTTTGCACACACAATCGTCGACGTGTTGGAAAGTTCTTATTTTGATAACAAGTATTTCAAAATGATCTCGACAATGATTAGAGAGTATTTTACGAAATATCAATCTACTCCCACATTTGAAACTTTGGAACAAATCGCCAAATCTGAAATTTCAAACGAAATGGCTCTTAAAATTGTTCTCGACACCCTTAAACAAGTTAAGGAGGCCCCATTCGAAGGATCTGTATTTGTACAAGAAAAGGCATTGAAATTCTGTAAACAACAGGAACTTCAAAAGGCAATGAAACAGGCTCAAAAGATTATCGATGAAGGAGATTTCGAGTCTTATGATAAAGTCGAGGAGCTAGTTAGAGAGGCAATTCAAGTAGGAGAAAGAGACCTCGGAACAGGTGATGTATTTGCTAATTTGGATGTAGTATTGGATGAAGACTTTAGATCTCCGGTTCCAATGGGAATCAAAGGTATTGACAATTTATTGAAAGGTGGGTTGGCTAAAGGTGAGATTGGTGTAATATTGGCACCTACAGGGGTAGGTAAGACTACCATTCTTACTAAGATTGCGAATACCGCATTTAATATGGGTTATAATGTTCTACAAGTATTTTTCGAGGATAACCCAAAGATAATTCAAAGAAAACATTTTACTATATGGACTGGTATTGAACCAGATAATCTTGTCTTCCATAAAGACAAAGTATTCGAAAAGATTCATGAGATCCAAAACTCCATGAAAAACAAACTTATCCTAAAAAAATTACCATCAGATTCTTTAACGATGTTACAAATCAAAAACCAGATTCGTAAGATGATAGCTGACGGTACTAAAATCGATGTCATTATTATGGACTATATCGATTGTGTAATGCCTGAAAAGGCTTTGGGGGATGAGTGGAAAAGTGAGGGATCTGTGATGAGACATTTCGAGGCCATGTGTCACGAACTTGGATTAGTAGGTTGGACAGCAACCCAAGGAAACAGAAGTTCAATTTCTTCAGAAGTTGTAACTACAGACCAAATGGGTGGTTCAATCAAGAAAGCACAAGTTGGACACGTTATTATTTCCGTTGCGAAAACTCTACAACAAAAGGAGTTGAATTTAGCAACAATTGCAATAACCAAGTCACGTATTGGTAAAGATGGTGTTGTCTTTGAAAATTGTAAATTTAACAACGAGTTACTTGAAATCGATACTGAAGCTTCTGTAACGTTCTTAGGATTTGAAGAACAACAAGAACAGAAAAAGGCGGATCGAGTTAAAGAACTTTTGGACAAGAGAAAAC